ACATTTATACATACGAAGTATTAAAAGATACAACACAAAAAGCCGTTATTAAATTAACTGCTAATTTTGACGGTTCTGGTCAAGAGTATAATGTTGCTCGTATTCAAGCTAATACTTTGTATGGTGCTTTAGACGCTAACAATAATTTATTAGTAACAGGCAACACAGCAAAGCCATTTTATAATATAACCATTTCAAGAATTGGTTACAATATTGCTTCTCAACAAAAAGGTTATGTTGAGTTGTTTTGGAATGCAGCAAATACTGCCAATATTGTTCCAATCTTTAACATGGATTTGTGTGGTCAATATTCAGAAGAACAAGGCATGGTTACAATTAGAAACAATGCCGTAGGTGCTACAGGTGATATTGGTGTACAAACTTTTGGTTTGGTTGCAAATTGTGCTTACACATTAATTGTAGAGCTTCGTAAAGATAACGCAATGTATCAGCGTGGTCAATTTAATGATCCTGCTGCATTTAATGCTCCACCTTATAACTTGAACCCATAATATGTCAAATAAATTTACATACCAAGTCCTAAGAGACACACAAACTGATGCCATTATTAAATTGACTGGCGTATTTGATGGCGTATCAGGATCAGAATTAAACGTTGCTCGCATTCAAGCCAATAGTTTGTTTGGTGCTTTGGCAACTAATAATTACTTGGTAGCAAACTCACAAGGTGGTTCTGCTAATACACCATTGTCATACTACGATTTACAGTTAACTGGCGTAAAATATTACGTTAACTTTCCAACATCAAATGTTGGTGGTGTCGAATTGTTTTGGTCAGGCAACAACACAGGCACAGCTGCATCAGCATATGCCAACTCATCAACCATTTTTCATCTAAACTTACAAGGTGAGTTTGGACTAGGCGAGCAGTTACCATCTATTTTAAATAATTCTGGTGACGGTGTTCATGCAAACACAGTTGGTAACGGAGACATTGGTATTCAAACAACAGGCGGTACTGCAAATAGTGCATACACTTTAATTATCACTTTGCGTAAGAACAATGCTATGTACCAACGTGGTCAGTTCAACGATCCAGCAGCGTTCAACTACAAGCCATACAATTTGGTACCGTAATGAATGTTTTTATTTCAAATCTTTTAGCCGACAGGTTAATAGAGGCGAAAAAGGATTTAGACGAAATATTAGAAACTATCATCTACGATAAGTTAGATGAAAAGAAGCAAGAGATTGCTTCTCAAATGTTTGGCGATGCCATACCAGAATTGGTATTTGAAGGTAACAAGAAGTCAAATGTATTAAAGATGGGACGAACCAAAGTAATTCGTGTTCGTGTCCGTAAAGGTAAGATACAACGCCGTAAGAAATTTTCGGCAGTTAAAGGTTATACAATTCGTGCTGGTAAATTAGTACGAATGATGCCGGCAGAACGTAGGCATCGTAAGATAGGGGCCAGAAGGTCAAAGTTTAAAAGACGTGCTAAATTGAGAACGTCAATAAGAAAAAGAAAAATATCGTTAAGAAAACGAAGGGCAATAGGATTATGAAACTTATTAAAGAAATTCACGAAACGGTAAATTATATTACTGAAGGCAACGATGGTAAAAAAGAACTTTACATCGAAGGTCCTTTTTTGGTTTCCGAAAAGAAAAATAAGAACGGCCGCCTATACGAATACAATACGATGAAAAAAGAAGTTCATCGTTATACAGAAGAATATATTAATAAAAACCGTGCCTTTGGTGAATTGGGTCATCCTGAAACACCAACTATTAATCTAGACCGTGTATCACATATGATTGTAGGTTTGAGAGAAGATGGTACACAATGGATTGGTAAAGCAAAAATTCTTGATACACCTATGGGTCAAATCGCCAAAAGCCTTATTGAAGGTGGCGCCCAATTAGGTGTTTCATCAAGAGGTATGGGTTCATTGAAAAACGTTAACGGGGTTAATGTTGTTCAGAACGATTTTTATCTAGCCACAGCGGCAGATATTGTAGCAGACCCTTCCGCCCCAGGTGCTTTTGTGCAGGGCATTATGGAAGGTAAAGAATGGATGTTAGTCAATGGTGTTTGGACAGAACAGGATCACTCTCAGGCAATCCAACAGATTCGCCATGCTTCACGCAAAGAGATTGAGGAAGTTAGTCTACACATTTTTGAGAACTTCATGAAAAAACTTTAAATATAAATATATCCAATAAATCAAGGAGATTTTCAAAATGGGAAAATTTAATCTGTCCGAAGCCGCTAAAGCAATTTTGGCTGAAGGTTCAAAAGAAACATTTGACGCAAATATTGCCGCTAAAAAAGGTGCTCGTGGTCAAGACCATCATCCAGATGGTGAAGTAGGTAAAGACCGTGTTCAGTCCAAGACTGCTTATGGCACTAACGATGCTGGCGAAATTGGTCATTCACCAACAGAAGAAACTGATGGTTTGCCTGATTATACAAAAGGTACACCTTCAGCAACCCCTCCAGGTGCTACTCCTCCTGTCGGTTCCGAAAAAGACGGCGTAGGCATTAGCAAGATTTCTGGCCCACAAGATTCAATGGGTCGTAAAGATTTGGTACATGCTCATCAAGAGCCATCTACTTCTTTTGATGCAATCCGTGATCGTATTGCTGGCAAATTGGCAACACAAACAATGCAAAAGAATCCAGGCGCTACATTCCAACATTATGACGGACAGCAAGTTGCTTCCAAGTATGCTGAATCTACCGAAGTTGAAGGTGATTTGGTTGCTGAAGAAGAAATGAAGAAAAAAGAAATGATGAAAAAGAAGTCCATGATGAAGAAAGAAATGTACGAAGAAGATGAGAAGCATGATGATGAGGCTCAAGATAAAAAATTAATCAAGAAAATGATTAACAAAGCCAAAATTAAAGAAGATATGGATGCTTTGTTGTCTGGTGAAAATCTTTCTGAAGAATTTGTTGCCAAAGCTTCCACAATTTTTGAAGCCGCAGTTATTGCTCGTGCTGAAGAGGTTGTTGCCATTGCTGAAGCAGAATTGATGGAACAATTTGAAGCTGCCGTTGAAGAAATCAAAGAAGATTTGGCCGCTAAAGTTGATGACTATCTCAACTACATGGTAGAAGAATGGATTAAAGATAACGAAATCGCTATCGAATCTGGTCTCCGTGCCGAAATCACCGAAGAATTCATCGATGGTTTGCGTAACCTATTCGTAGAACATTACATTGATGTTCCATCTGAAAAGGTAGACATTGTTGAAGGTTTGGCTGCTAAAGTTGAAGAACTTGAATCTGCTTTGAATGAGCAAATTCAACGTGGCATCGAGCTCAACAAAGAGTTAAACGAACAGAAAAAAATTGAGGCTATCTACACAGCGTGTGAAGGCCTGACACAAACCCAAGTAGAGAAGTTAAAATCGCTCGCAGAGAACGTAGAATTCACTACTGAGGAAGAGTTTGTTGGTAAGTTGGAAACTTTAAAAGAATCATATTTTAAATCTGACATTAAAGTTGCCGACAGTTCATCATTAGATGAAGTACTCGTGGAAGAAGATGGCGAGACTGTAGCTAAGTCTGCTGATCCTTTGATGGAAGCTTATTCCAAGACTATTTCTAAATCACTCAAGTAAAAATATACAACTATAAGGAAAAACTAACATGTATATGACTGAAGAACTACAAAAGAAATGGGCACCAGTTCTGGAACATCCAGAATTAGAGTCCATCAAAGACCCATACAAGAAAGCTGTTACAGCACTTGTTTTGGAAAATCAACAACAAGCTATGACTCAAGATGCTCAAGCTTTGAACGAAACTACTTACTCTGCTGGTCCAACCAACATTGGTGGTGGTGTTCAGAACTTTGACCCAATCTTGATTTCTTTGGTACGCCGTTCTTTGCCAAATCTAATCGCTTATGACGTTGCTGGCGTTCAGCCAATGACTGGTCCTACCGGTTTGATTTTTGCAATGCGTGCATTGTATAACAACCAGTCCTCTACTGCTGAAGCATTCTTCAACGAAGCTAACACAGTATTCTCTGGTGCATCTTCTGTTGCTAACCCATACGGTTTCCGTGGTACAACAACTCCAGATAATGACGTAAGCACAAACCCTGTTGCATCTTTGACAGCTAACGCTTTCACAACTGGTATTGGCATCCCAACAGCTACTGCTGAACAATTGGGTACAACTGATACAAACCCATTCCAACAAATGGCGTTTACAATTGAGAAAGTTACTGTAACTGCTCAATCACGTGCTTTGAAAGCTGAGTACTCATTAGAACTCGCACAAGACTTGAAAGCAATTCATGGTCTTGATGCTGAAACAGAATTGTCTAACATTCTGTCTACTGAGATCCTCTCTGAAATCAACCGTGAAGTTATTCGTACAATCTATTTGTCCGCTGTTGCTGGTGCTCAGTACGGTACAACAAATGCTGGTACATTTGACTTAGATACAGACTCTAACGGCCGTTGGTCAGTTGAGCGTTTCAAAGGTTTGATTTTCCAAATCGAGCGTGACGCTAACGTTATTGCCAAGCAGACTCGTAGAGGTAAAGGTAATGTGTTGATCGTTTCTTCTGACGTTGCTTCAGCAATGGCTATGGCTGGTGTTCTTTCTTACACACCTGCTCTCCAGTCTGATTTGCAAGTAGATGACACAGGCAATACATTTGCTGGTATGTTACATGGCCGTATCAAGGTTTATATCGACCCATACTTTGGTGGTTACACATCAAATCAAGAGTTGGTTACAATCGGTTACAAAGGCTCTAGTCCATATGATGCTGGTTTGTTCTATTGCCCATACGTTCCATTGCAAATGGTTCGTGCAGTAGACCAGTTCACATTCCAACCAAAAATTGGATTCAAGACACGTTACGGAATGGTACCAAACCCATTCGCTAAAGGTATCTTGAGCAATGGTGCTGCCACTAGCCAAATTACACCACGTTCTAACGTTTACTATCGTATTTTCCAAGTTAAGAACCTCATGTAATTTAAATAAAACTAAATCACCACAGAGTGATAGTTTAGAGAGACTCCTTCGGGAGTCTCTTTTTTTATGGCCTAAATAATTGTATGACAGCACTTACTAGATCACCTCAGAATACAAATCTATTACAACCGACAAAGTTTTTATTAACTTTTGATCGGTTACCAAACACAACTTTCTTTTGTCAGTCTGTAAATATACCAGGT